GTATATTCCAGTCACGACGCTATCCTCTTTGACTCGCAGACTGAAAGTGATTATCTACGTGAATGCTCCAAACGCCAATACGACAATTTCAATGTATATGCGGGCCACAAACTACTCGTTTATTCAGACCACGTTGGCGGCCAATTCGGCCACGGGTCCCACGGGCATAATTGGTCTAACGGGCAATACGGGTATTACGGGTGCGACGGGTGCGACGGGTCCGATTGGAACTGGTCCCACGGGCATTACGGGTGATACGGGCAACACGGGAACCACGGGTGCCACGGGTCCAACCGGATTGGGTGCTACGGGTATAACGGGTGCCACGGGTATTACGGGTGCGACGGGTGCGAATGCTGCGTCGTATGTTGGAACGGCAACATTAATCAATTCGTTCAATGGCTATTTCCTTACTCAGAACAATCTATCATACAAGGGCGGTGAGTATGTGGTAATGTATAGTGTAGCGGTTCAGAAGAATCTGTATGGGCAAGTGCTACTCTACACGCCGAACGCCACCCCATACAATTTAGCGATTCAGAATATCACGGCGGACCCCGGTTTTGTTCTGACAAACGGAGATGTATTCAATCTGACCCTACAAGGACAGAACGGATACACGGGAGTAACGGGTGCTACGGGTATTACGGGTGCTACGGGCCGAACGGGTCCAACGGGTGCGACCGGCACAACGGGTCCCACGGGTATTACTGGTCCTACGGGTATCACGGGTCCAGCGGGAGTTGCGACCAATACGGGTGCATCAGGAGCAACGGGTCCAACGGGTCCTACGGGCTTTGGTGTGACGGGTCCCACGGGTCCCTCTACGGGCTTAGTCGTCTCAAACTACACGGCGTTAGCGTATCTGACAAGTGATTTAGCATTATCGGGGAACGTAGATACGATTGTGCAACCACTCACGGCGGAAATAGACCCGCAAGGCTGGGTTTCAAGCACCGGAATTACTCCCACAATCAGCGGATACTACACTATAACATGGCAAGCCGTATTCAACACTTCTCAAGTAAATCAACAACTCAATCTATCGGTTGGTGGAGTCAAACTAACCTATGTGACTTCAAACTATGTGCCGGCATCGGCGAACGCCAATTACATCAACGGCTCAAGAGTTGTATATATCACGGCGGGGCAGTTGATTCGAGTCATTGCTTTTTCGGGCAATAACAACACATTGGGTGGAAGTAGCGTCAAGACGTGGTTTTCCGCAACGTTGGTCACAAATGGCGGACCGACCGGCCCCAGTTCAGCGACCGGCCCCACGGGACCGATGCCCGGTTTGGTGTTTTCGGATTACTCAGCAACGGCGTATCTCTCAGCCCCTCAGACGATTCTCACGTCGTCGTCAAACACGATTATAAATCTTACGACCCTTACTGACCCTCAAGGGTGGGTTTCCGCAAATGCAATTACACCCACGATTTCTGGATACTATGTTGTATCTTACAATACCACGTTTCAATCTGGCGTGACTGGAAATGGACAGATGAACGCACAAGTTCTACTGGGTGGCGGACCCGGAATTCTGGGAATAGCCCAACTGAACACGCTCATTAATTTCACGATGTCGGGTTCAAAGGTAGTATATCTTACGGCGGGAACGGCGGTCACATTGAATGCTTACACCGAATCAACTACGGGATTTCAAATTATCAGTTCTGGCCGTGAATGGACCTTCCTATCCGTTCAACTCATCACGGGTTCGGGTCCCACGGGCTTAACTGGACCCACGGGTTCAACTGGTCAAATTGGCCTAACGGGATTTACGGGTCCAACGGGTCGCACGGGACCGACTGGAATGGGAGCAACGGGCGCAACGGGTCCGGTGGGAACGGCAAGCAATACGGGTGCGACGGGTTCTACGGGTCCAGCGGGTACATCACTACCCAACGGAATCAACTACGCCAACTACCTCTACTGGAGTACAAGTCAGTGGGCCGTAGGTGATAATATGGTCAGCATCGGTCAGAATGCGGGTCAGATTAGTCAGGGTGATACCGCAATTGCGATTGGAACACTTGCGGGATATAGTAGTCAGAAGATTGGAGCCGTAGCGATTGGCGAAGGGGCGGGTTATGGAAATCAGGCACTCTATGCGGTTGCGGTTGGCCAAACTGCGGGCAACTTAAATCAAGGAACTCGGTCGGTTGCGGTAGGTGGAACTGCGGGCAGAACGGCTCAAGGAATTTCGGCGGTTGCGATTGGATATGGTGCTGCAATAAGCACACAAGGAACCAATGCGATTGCGATTGGTAATGCAACGGCCCAATACAACCAATCTGGAAGTGCTATCGCTATTGGCTATCTGGCTGGTCAGAGCAACCAAGGTACCTATGCGATTGGATTAGGATATGCAGCGGGTCGCTCCAGCCAAAGCGCAAACTCAATCGTATTGAATGCAACGGGTTTTACTCTAAACACGTCTGTGTCATCATCGCTATACGTTGCTCCCATACGCTACGATACGGCCCCTCTGAACTATCTGGCGTATAATTCAACATCATCTGAGGTGGTGTATTCAGTGCCGAAGACTATCGCGAGTTGGACCAACGTAGGCACATTAAATACGGCAAATCTGGTGGCGACATCAACTACGCCTACATTTGGAACAACAACCCGCAATGCGGTATATCTGAAGCAGATTGGTCCCAAAACGTATGAGGTGATGATATCATTTATTCAGAGTTCGGGAGGAGCCGTCGGTTCGGGCGATTACCTACTTGCCCTTCCAAGTGGTCTGAGTTTTGATACAACAATACAATCACAACAAGCGTACAATGGAAGTGTTGGGGTCAATTCAACTATATTTTTCGGCTACGCTCTACCGACTTCAACTGGTAACATAACGAATCAAACGGATGGCAGTCTTGGAGCGCAAGTAATCGTCGTGCCGTGGGATGCTACACAATACAGAGTCGTGGCTCTCCTATACGGAACTTCAATTCGGGCGTGGGGAAGTAGTTTCTTTGGATTGTCTGGTTCAGTCGCATTCAATGTCCATTTCCAATTCCAAAGCACATAGTAGAATGAAGTTGGTCAGCGTTTCGCCCTCCCCTCTGGCTACCAAGAAACTGGTGGCGGTGTTTGAAATGGACGATGGAAAGACCCGACGGACGCATTTTGGTGCACGCAATTACGATGACTATACGATCACACACGATAAGGAGCAACGGGATCGGTACTGGACACGGCACGCGAAAGATTTGAAAACGGAGGACCCAACCAAAGCGGGGTTCTGCTCGCTATTTATTCTCTGGGGAAAGTACACGTCAGTCAAAAAGAACGTTGCTGAGTATAAACGTCTGTTTGATTTATAAAAATTGATTTCATTCTTTATACAATAATAAGTGTATAAAGAATGTTCATACAAGTGGGTGGATACACGACTTACAGAGATAATCTTCATCTTGCTGACATTGATGACGAAGATGCAGAGTTAGTCGGAAAATACAAATGGACCCCGAGAAAAGACTACAATACCACGTATGCCGTATCACACGGCTTACCTTATGTTTTATTACATAGACTCATAATGGGATTAGAACGTGGAGACAAACGACAAGTCAATCATATCAATGGCGATGGACTGGACAATCGTCGGTGTAATCTTGAGATATGTGATATTCTACACAATTCGCAATCGTTTCGCAGGCCAAACTCATCACTTAATGTAGGGTATGTTAGAATTAGACAAAAAAACATATTTAGACCATACGAAGCAACAATAATACTTAATAAGAAGAGACATAGTAAATGCTTTGCTACCGAGACAGAGGCCCGAGGCTGGATAAATACATTGGTTGAGGAGGAAAAACAAAAGATAAGGTAAGATGTCCGATTTTAACTTTATGAATGCTTTGCAAATAGGGGGAGCCAGTGGTACCATTATTCTTGCTGGTCTGGTATGCTATAAACTTCTGAGTTACTTGGTGAACCATCGATGCCGATCAGACTGCTGTCATCGTCACTGCTCTTTTGCTCTTCGGTGGGAGGAGGTACAGCCTTCGCCTCTGGATCGTCAGTTGTTGGGAAGTAATGGCGATAATCACGCCGAATCTGCGCCAATATCTCAGATGCCTTATCTGCCGAGAAATACGTCCGCAGTAGCGAATAAAATGCACCAGACAATAGTTGTGGAGGATACCCATTTGACGAAATCAAAGTCTCTATCCAGCGTTCAACCCAGCCACAAGTAAACGAATCAGCAAACTTCACAGAAAGTATCTTTTTCGCTACTCCCGCCGTAATAACGCATTTTTTCTTCTTGAATATCTTCTGGATTTTCTTGATTGCCTCATCACGCGTTGGTGGTGGGGGTGGAGGCTTTCCGGTCTTCTTTGCCTTTAGCGGACTCGCCCATGTATTCATCTATACTGAGTAGAGATTGTATTTTTATCCATTCACTTGCATCCTCATGTGTGGAGAATACCTTGCTGCGCAAGACTTTACATCTACGGCAAACAGCAAAGAATGGGTTCGCGTGTCGTCTGAGTTCGTATATAGTTCCACATCCGTAGTAGAGCGTATGTCTGCGTAGGGCTACCATCTTAAAAAAATGAGCGGTTATTTTTAGTTAAAACAAACGATTACATCTTTAGCAAATGTGTAAGGGTTGCGAGGAACTGATGACTGAGAACGAGGTTCTTTACTTTGCGGTGGTTTCGATGGGGGTGGTGTGTTCTGGACTACTTGTTCTGTATGGGAAGGTTCTGAGTGAATTGGTGGCGGGGCTCGTCTGAGTTTGTTGTGATAGTATTCCGGGTCTCTGGAAGTCCGGAGGCAAGAGCGTAACCACACCATTATTTCACAACCCTATTGTATTCTCTAAATCGTTGTGCTTCCAACATCCGCCGTCCGAAGTTGTTATCCGCTTTGATCTTACACGTATCGCAGTATTTCCGTAGCCCGTGGGCTACGAATTGACTATGGCACATCTTGCAGTTCTTTGCGACTTTCTGCTTTTCGCACGGCATCTTGCGTTTCTAACAATTCGTCCGCCGTCCGTCATTTTTTGTCTGCCCCCTCGGCAGATGTCGGCCGTATTCTATTCTGGTGACTGTCTCCGATGGCTGCGCACTCTGAAATCTGAATCTGTAGATTTGATTTATCAGAACCCGCCGTTCGGAACTACAAATCAGAAATGGGACGATGTCCTCGACTGGAAACTGATTTTTGCTGAGTATTTCAGAGTTCTGAAACCAACTGGAAATATTGTTCTGCATTGTAGTATTCCGTTCAACTATGTTCTGATCAGAGATGCCCCGCGCGCACCCAACTACTCTTGGTACTGGTACAAAGACAGAACGACCAATCCATTCATTGCAAAGATAGAGCCACTCAGAAACACAGAAGAAATTTTAGTCTGGAAAGGCACAAAGGGGGCAAAGTACTATCCTCAGAGAACAGACACAGAAGTAGACAGAACTATAAAGTCGTGTGGTCGCTCCAAGTACTATTGCGGAACGTACGAAACAGAAGTTCAGAATGTGAAGGGATTTTATCAGACCCATCACATTCAGATGAAACCAGTTGTCGCCGGATTCAGCACTCGGCCCCCTGAACTTGTCAGATTAATTCTGAATTCATACACTCAGAAATCAGATGTTGTTCTGGATCCCAGTTGCTACCACGGAATGTGTGGGGTGATAGCAAAGCAGATGGGACGGCGGTACATCGGTATTGATAAGTATTTCTTTCCTCTGAAACTTATAGAATGCTCATCCCAGAGGGAATCGAACTCAGAAAGTCAGACATCCACGGCCTCGGTTGCTTTGCAACCCGAGAATTCAGAGCCTCAGAATACATTGGAGATTATATAGGAGTCAGAATGACCAAAGCAGAATTCAGAGAAAAGTATGGTTCAGATATTCGTTATACACTCTGGACAAACCAAAATTTTAAAAACTCATACGTCTATGTAGCCAAAGAGCAGAGAAATTTCATTACCTATCTGAACGAGTCTGCGAATCCAAATGTATACCTAAAGAACAGAAAATTGTATGCAAAACAGATATTGCCGTGGGTTCTGAATTATTTCTTCTGTACGCTCGTTGTTATCCACGGGATTATAAACTTGACTGAGACAGAAACGGCTTTTTCCTCCCCATCTGCGATAAAAATTGACGACCGAATATATGCGTATACTATAGGCATATACAGCGATGACGGACCCTATTGATAACATCTTCAAGAACATGGAGGCAATGCTAAAGGCCGTCCAGATTACGATTGACGAGATCAAGATTATGAAGCACAAATTTGAGATTGCGAATCCCTCCATCCTTACGCCCGCGAATGAGTGCGAAGTAGTGTATGAGCGTGTGGTGCCTCACGCAGAGCCAGCACCTACGCCCGCACCCGTGGCTGAGCCAACGCCCGAGCCAAAGCCCGCACCCGAGCCAACGCCAGCACCTACACCCGTTGCACCCGAAACTACTCCTAGTCCTCCTCTTTGTCAAGACCACCAACAGAGTCCCCACCATTGCTGGCGCAATCGTTGGCACCGCCATTGGTTACATGATCACCACCATCGCCGCTGTGTACATCCTACGCCATTTCTGCGTATGTGGCTAGAGCATCGCCATCACCGCTGCTGAAAACCCCGAATCGAGACGCAAAAAATCTGCATGCATATTTTTTAGCAATTTCGGCCGTTTCTCTCCCCCACCCCCCAGAAAAATTGAACGGCTTTTTTGTGTGATGGCTGACACCGAGTTCAAATCTGTACATTCTTCCTTTCCGTCCATAGATGCCTAAGATTTGTAGTGTTAGTGAGTGTAAGAGTCTTGCTCGGCGTGGTGGAAGTGAAATTGACAAATGTAAGAAACATGGTGGTGGCCCACGATGTGTTGAAGAAGGATGTACGAAATCTGCACAATCTCCATCAGATAAATGTAAGAAACACGGCGGTGGCCTACGATGTGTAGCGGAAGGATGTACGAAATCTACGGTATTTCCATCAGATAAATGTATAAAACATGGCGGTGGCCAGCGATGTGTTGCCGAAGGATGTACAAATGTGGCACGATTTTCGTCAGATAAATGTATCAAACACGGCGGTGGCCAACGATGTGTTGCAGAAAGATGTACAAATGCTTCAGAATCTCCATCGGATAAATGTAAGAAACACGGTGGTGGGCGACGATGTGTTGCAGAAGGATGTAAAAATGCGGCACGATCTTCATCAGATAAATGTATCAAACACGGCGGTGGCCCACGATGTGTTGCTGAAGGATGTACAACTTCAGCACAATCTCCATCAGACAAATGTAAGAAACACGGCGGTGGCCTACGATGCCCGAATTGTACTACTTGGCTTGATTCTCGTAGTGGAAAAAAGAAGTATGACAACCATTGCGCAACATGCTTCAAGCGTCTATTTCCGGATGACCCGCGTAGCAAAGTAATCTACGAACACACCAAAGAAATCCGTGTACGCAATGCAATCAACGAATCCTTTGAGGGCTTTGTACACGATACACCTCTCTGGACCAATCATTGTGATTGTACCCACCGACGACGCATTGACCACCGCAGACTCATCGGAAACACCATCTTGGCCATTGAAACCGATGAATTTGCCCACTCTACATACGATCCGCTTGATGAACAGATACGCTATGACGATTTGTATATGATCCATAGCGGGAAATGGATATTTATCCGCTTCAATCCAGATAATAATAGGTGTAAAGTTGATCTTGAAGATAAACTTGACACACTTGTCCAGACCATTCAGAACTCAATCGAGCGTATTGAGCGCGAAGAGAACACAGAACTGCTTGAGATCGTTAAGTTGTTCTACTAGTCGGCCGACAGCATCCCCGTGCAACAACGGCCTACTCTTTGAATTTATTGTATATCTTACCCAACTCATTACCCACTTGAGTGTATTCTATATCTGGGTGAATGCGTATTTCGTTGATAGTGTATAGTATTTCATTAATAATTGACTCAGTGTTAGATTCGCTATCAATGTATTCTTGGAGTTTTTCCATTACGAATTCCTCATCATATTCATCATTTTCTGGATGGAATCCTCTGAGTGTACCATTCTCTATTTTGTATGCAACACGAGCAAGAAGATCTTTTAGTCTATTATCTAATTGATGTTGTCTAGGAGTCTGTTCAACAAAACTATTCACTGGTGTCTCTGATAATGCGGGTATCTTTGTAAGACTGAATGTACGATTTACTGCAACTGGTTCACACTGGAACAAATGATGATACTTATCATAGTGATACTTACACTCTTTATGAAATGTAGGCAAATCTACATAACGTTCTACAAACGTCCTACAATCATATTTATTACTTCCAGCACGAGCACCTTTCCTACAGTGTAGGCACATCGCAAATGCATAGGTATTATTCGGGTGTTTTGCATAAATAATTGGTAGGTGTTTACTCTTGTTCTGTTCTAATTGTGCTTTGGACATCTCTTTTACAATGGTATCTTTATGCGAACGTATGTGCTTAAAAAAGTGAGAACCCATACGAGGCGTTGAATCGCAGTAAGGACATTGTATGCAGTCCATTATGTTTATACCGAGTGGGGCGACTTTAAATAGGGAGTTATTCAATGTGTTGTGCCGAATTTATCTCCCCAACTTCTAAGGAGGAGCCTCATGGGAACTCTTTAGTTAATTTTCTCACAACACCTTTAATAAACCCCATCTATTCTCAGAATATAAAAACCCAATCCCCACAGAAGATGAAATGTCTCACCCCGACAATGGTTGCTGATGCATCTAAGACACTGCCAGTAGCTACGCCTCAAAAGCCCGCAAAACGCAAGCCGGGCCGTAAGCCCAAGCCCGTTGCACCCAAGAAACCCATTACCCGCGAGGACAAAGAGGTTATTGTATCGTTTGATTAGGGTGAGGCACCCCATTACTCTTCTTTTTCTGTATTACAGAAATGGAAGAGAAAACTCAGTAAGTATAGAGATTTATAATACCACTTTCGGGATGGGCAGACGGGCTGCGGTTTTGTCAAAATGCGGGGCGGGGGCCTCGCCGCGGGGCTTAAGCGAATTGGATGGCTTTTTGTCCAACGGCATCTTGGGAAAAGACGGGCGGACATAGCCAGTTGTTGGATGCATATAACTTCCGTCTGGTTCCACGGGGATCGGTACATTCTGAACAGCCGTACGCTGTCCGATGGACTCGCCAAGGTATGCACCCGCCGCATCTCCGAATCGGATACGCTGATCCACGTCAAACTTGGCCTTGTCTGAGAATGACTTCGGAACCAGTTTGGCTCCACCACGCACTTTGGCCAACGTCTTGGCCAAGACCGCCCGCTTGGCTGTGCGCTTTGTATGGGCAGATGGATGTGCAAGTACATCGGCCGCATACTCAGCTGTGGACTCGTGCGCCCGCTCGGCTTGCTTCTTGAACGCTCCGTGCTTCATGTGCTTAATAACATCACTGATCCACTTGGTTCCGCCACTCACCGTCTCATCGCTGCTACTATCGCTGCTGCTATCGGTTTTTGCCGCCGCACGGCCACCACGGCGACCCGCTCCCTCTGCTTTCTTGGGCGCACGTACGGGCTTCTGAGAATACTCAAACGGCAGAGTTTTCAGACGGCCAGAGAGATACGTCTTGTCGTAGAACTGCTCAATAATACTCTTGCTGACAATTGAACGCTCTTTCTGAGGTTGAGTAATGGTATTGTACATCTGAGATGCGTAGATGTACATCTCAAGTGCACTTTTGAAAAGCAGATACAACGGACCAGATTGCTCCTCATCGTAGCGTTTCATCTCCAGATTGTAGCGGGCATTGTAGGGAATGTCCTGACCCGGCTCATCCAGTTTATTCAGTTCAACTTGGATTTTCGCTTGGATCTCGCCAATACGGTCACCCTCCTCACGCTCGGCCAGTCTATACACTTCTTCAACTTGGTTCAGAACCTCTTGGAATCCGTTTCGATCCAGATTGACGCCAAAACTGAATAGGGAACTCTTGGCCGAATTTAGTGCAGCAATTATCTTGGCATCAAGTTCTTTTGCTAAAAGTTCAACACTCTTTGTAGACCGCAAAACACTGAGAACTTGGTCCATCTGATCCTCAAATGCCAGCAGTTCCTTAGAACCCACGGATGGCGCAACAAAGTTACCGACACGATTGGGATCATCTACTGGAGCACTACTGATAAACGCATCTTTCGCATTGTTAATAGCATCCAGCTGTTTAATACGCTCTTGGCGAAGGGCATGGCCGAATTTCTGTCCTTGTGCCGTTCGGAGAATACCGCCCACAATACGGCCATTATTGCCCCCAGCGATTACATGGCGGTTGCTGTAGATATCTACGTTGTTACCGAGCGAAGGATTGGCAAATACACGCTGGCCCAACACGGGATGGGGCGTAGTCATTCCGTAGCCGTGGTGCGTCCATAGATGAAGAGCCCGTTTTGTCGCATCCACTTTGGCCATTGCGTAATGGTTTGCATCTGCCCGTTTCTGCTCGTGGTAGGCAGACTGGAGATCGTCACCCGCCACAAAACGCTCTCGGGGTAGATCTGCGGGTGCTCCAGAAATACCGTATGGGTTGGATTCACTCACAACACGGGCAGCCGCATTGACTTCTGGAAATGTGAGACTAACTCCGACATCACCTAATGCTTTCTTAGTGCCAAATCCGCTCATGATGTTTCTATACTGGTCAGACATATTTTATGGCTGAACAATGGAAATTAATGCGCCGATGTTAGAAGCACAAAATTCAGTAGAGATTATGCTGTTTCACATATTTGCTCGCTTCAATCATGCTTAAGCCCTTCTGAGCCATAACCTTCTTCACAATCTCAGCGCGTGCACGACGGCCATCATTGGGTCCAGCACCCGCACGTTTAGCCTTGGGTTTACGGCCACCCTTTGGCAGATCAGCATCCGCCTTGGCTTTTGCGGACTCCATAGCAGCCCGATTCAGTGCGCGCTGATTGTCCTCTTCTGCACGAAGGGTTGTAGCACTCTTGCGACCTCCGTGACCGCTAAATTCAGCGTTCTCATCACCCTCCCAAGATGCTCCACCACGCACGAGCATAGGATCGCCCTTCTTCGCACGCTTACCGAATCCGAAATAATCCAAGCCCGTATTGATTCCACTGATAACAGTACCAGCACCCGGAACAAGAAAATCTAACGCCGCACCGGGTATTTTGCCAATGGCACGTGCAGTAGACGTAAAGCCATTCACGAAGCCGTCCGCAAAATCAGACCAAGACCAAGGGGCATTCCAGTCAACTTGGATTTCCCACGGCCAAGCGCCTCCGTGTAACCCACCCTCATACTGGCCCGACTTACTGATATTGCCACCCTCCTTGTGCTGGTGAGCAGCGTACATATATCCACCCGCAAATGCCTTCGCAAATCCGGAACCGTGTTTCTTGAGGAGTTCCTCAGCAAACTCCTTGCCCAACTGAAGAGCCTCCCGGGTCCGCTGTTTGGCACCGCCCTCAAGATCCTCGCAGACAGCAATATGCTTACCACGCTTACCACCACGGACTTGAGATAGGCCCATTGAAGGCGTAGCGCCACTACCCAGCATCTCATTTGAACTCGGCTTCCGTGGGTCCACAATGTTCTGGCGTTCGTCTTGGTGTTCCATCGCCCGCATGTCGGCTAATTGTTTCCGTGCTCCTCGGGCCATTCTGATATACTGGAATGAGATTTAATTGGAGCATTAAATTATCTCTGATCGGAACAATAAGTGTATTCCCGACACATTGGTAGCCTTCGGGAATCGGAAGGCGAACAATGGCAGTTCGACGGAATAGCATCCATTCGGATTGAATTGACCAGCCAATCATTTCTATGTATTAGTAGAATGAAACCTTTACGTGGCGACGGAAAGAAAGATGGTAAAATGATACAATACGTTGATCAGTACGGGGGTTGGTATGGTGTACAACCGAATAGTAATGGTGGTCGTTCAACGTATTACATATCACCGAATGGCGACGGATACGTGAATGGAGTATCTGTAGGACCCCAAGAATTGCCCAATGCGACAAATGCTACCACACTAACGATTGATGAGAACGGAAATGGATACATAGATGGCGATCTAATAGCCCAGATAGAAAGAGGTGTATACGATGCTGGAAAGTCTGTAGACGACGCACTGAATTATGCCAAACTGATTACACGATTGTATGAATCGAGTACACTGGCAGAGTTAGCACTTGCTTTTGAGAATATGGGTTGGACGATCTTAGAAGATGTGGCATTGGGAGCATTTTTCGGTCTTGGTCATCCACCAAAAATGCGTGGTGGAGATTTTGCAAGTGCAACTCAGAATGTTAAGGCATTACTGAGTGTCATCTATAATAATGATGGTGATAAGGTAGAGGTCTGGGAGAATAATGATGGAAGCACACAGACACACTACTGGAAATACAACTCAGAAGGAAACCAAGCACAGATATACATAAATGGAGTGTTAGAAGCACAGATTCCGGTTCAACCCGTTAAAAATAAAGAAAAAACTGCGAAAGGCATAGAAAAGTTTGTTACGAATATGAATAAAGCAATATCAAATGCACATGATGCCGAGACACGCAACATGAATTTTCTAATAGACGATGAAGGTGGTCTGTGGTTGAATGGTTATCATATCGGGACAGCATTAGTGGGTGCTGCTTGGCATAGTCTTATGAATACACTCACGAATAAAAATAACCGTCTGATTCGTCTTGCAGAAGCATCAGTATGGTCAGATGTTGTAAGTGTGGTTGAATCAATTGGCTGGAGTATATTTGATAATGCTCTATTAGATATTGCGGACTTGGCCGATCTTGCTATATTCTTTCCATTGATAGGTCTCGGTCGCCTACCAAAAAAGATCCGTGGCCGTGGTACACCAGAGATTGCGGCACAGAAAGATGAGGCTATTCGTCTGTTAGAGGGTCTCCAATCATTCGCAAACTCAACTGGGAATGGCGCACAACTTCAACGTGCACTGGCATCGCTCCGTAGCGTAGATCCATCTGCTGCTTGCGAAGCAGTCAATCTCAAGAAGATACGCGACGGTAAAGCAGAAATTGACGACGTATTGGCCAAGAATAAGTTTGCACTGAACTTTGCGCCACAACAGAAGCGAGACTTGCTACGGGTTAAGGAGATTCTGAGTAACGTGGAGGCAGATTGCGGGAAATCTCAGTGAGAAATTCAGCAGTCCTATGTATAATGATTGAGAAAGCCATTTTGATCGCAAAGGAGGCCCTCCAGTACATCGTCGGATTCTACCCGGCGGACGACCCAAAGTTCATCTCGACGATCGGGAGCATCAGCACGACGCAATCGTATCTTACTCGGCTTTATGAGTCGCTGTTGGATATTGAGCATACTCAGAAGTCAGCAATCAATAATCCTTGCACGTGCCGTCGTTGCTCTGCTGAGGCCCGTAATGCTGAGGAAGAAAAGAAAGTCGCACTATCCGTGGCGCTCAAGGAGGAGTTGGAGGTCCCAACAGAATCCACGTAATGATTTTGTATGAATTTAAAAAAAGGTGACAGAATATAGATGCCCAGTTTGAGTTTTGATGAGTCGTCTGGAGGCAAGGAAGGCACTCCCATAGCAATGGTAAAGGGAGGTAAGTACGATAAGGACATATTGTATATGCACGATGACTCACTAACTGGCCGTAGGCCAAAAGTACAACTTGATAAGACTAAGTATGTGAAGGATCTCAAAGGATTCACTCCATCGCAAAAGACAAGAGCATTCGTAAAGATAGATGAGGCACTCCATAAGGGAGATGAGGAGATGTTAAAGGACGAACCACAGATAGTCAAAGATATCTACAAGAAAGCACTCGAAGACAATGCTGAGCGCAAGGACATAGTGTTAGACGACGATGGAATCTTTGAGGTCTTGCCACCTATAGATGCTAAGAATAGGTCGGTCTTTTACATAGCCGGACAATCCGGCTCTGGAAAATCATACTTTGCGAAAGGTATTGCTGAATACTATCATAAACTATTCCCGACCCGTGGAATCTACCTTATCAGTAAGTTGAATGACGATGAGACATTGGATGCTCTAAAATTTTTGAAACGTATCAACATCCAGAGTTTTGTTGATGACTACCCAGACCTAAGTGAGTTCAGAGACTCTCTCTGTATTTTTGATGACTATGACGTGCTTACCGGAGATGCTGGAGCGGTCGTTCAGAAAATTATAAACGACTTATGTACTCTGGGTCGCCACGAGCGCACCAGTTTGTGCTTATGCACACACTACCTCACAAATTATTCCAAAACTCGATTAATTTTAAACGAATCCCAGTATGTAGTCGTCTATCCGCTATCTACATCTTACTACCAACTAAAATATCTGCTACAGAACTATGTAGGAGTAGAGCAAGATGACTTAAAACGTTACAAGAAACTGGGTAGCCGTTGGCTCTGTTTTCGGCGCGGATTTCCGAGTTACATGATCAGTCAGCGTTCAGCAGAACTACTCCATAACGCTTAGAGCAACCCCTCTACAACCGGCTTGGCTGCTTTCTGAAGTACAGAATCCAATACATCCCGTATGTGTTGTAGTGGCTTTGACATACGACCCAGAGGCAGCGTTGCTGTCTTTCGGATGTAATTATTCAGCGATACGTTCTTTGCTACGATTGCGGGCAATGATACCTTGGATAGACGCTCTATGAACTGGTCTACCTCAAAGTGAATAGTGCCCTCTGGGAGTTTCTTGGCCCTATCCAGAATAAAAAGCAACGTATCAATGTCAGAAATGACCATAGACACAAGACCCAGATCAGAGTTCAGAACATCAACAATCTTATCTTGCTTTCTGGTGCCTTTCAGACGGGACAGACTCAGAACTCGTTTGAGCGCTTTGAAATAGTTACCATCTCTGAGATACGCCAGAACACTCTGACTCAAAGAATCTGTAATCTCATTTTCTGTGTTTGGGGTAGGATTCAGAACTCGCCCGTCTCTGATAAACTCATAAATAACTGAGAAATCAGTATACCGACTATTCTGAACCATACCGATTACATCCACCTTGGTCAGTGCCGGAGATGTGAATCCCTCGGAGAGCGTATATTCAGAACCATCTCTCAGAATTGTGTGACCTTTCAGAACATCGCTCGGCGTCCAGCGAACTATGTGGAATTTCAGTTCGTCCTTTGCAATCAGATAATCGTACTGGTTCAGAGATGGTTTCAGAAGACGCTTGGCAGCAGTATACTCAGTAGGTGTAATCAACTTGCGACTTTTCATGTCGTTCAGTCTCCCCACAGACTTGCCCTTATCATAACCCAATACCTTATTATCCTTCCAACTCACGCCATCCAGAATATCCCAGTCAGCAATTGCGCCACACTTAATGTCGGCGATGTACACATTGGCAAGTTTCAGAAGGTCGTGAATGATCTCTTTAAAACCCCCCACTGCTTTTTCAACCGATGGGACCTTAACACTTTCAAATCCGTCGTAGTCAGCGGCATACAGAATACGCCGTGAATTCATGCTGCCCATAATCTGTAATCCCTTTCCAAACGACATAGTCTCAAGTATAGTTCTTGCATCGTTTGCGTAGTTGAGTGGAAACTGCTTGAGATCCATTTGAATGGGTGTAGATTTTGCGTCGGGGGCAGATTAAAGAAACTATCCGTCCGGTGTAGAATGAGATCTGTCCAAGACGACCTACAACTGGGTGTGGATAGTGAGGTGAATTGCCGTGAGTACTTAGGACGATACTTAGCAACGAATCTAATTCATAATAGACATTATGATACATTTGATTATGCGAATGACAACAAGAACATCTATGTGGAACTCAAGACACGGCGTGTCAATCGGGATACGTATGCTACGGCACTTATCGGCGCAAACAAAGTTGCATGTGCTGCTGCGGCAGTAAGTGTGAATCCTAACCATAAGTACTACTTTGCCTATAAGTATGAGAATGGTCTGTACATTATTCAGTACAATCCAGAACTCTTTGCATCATTCCGGTTAGAACGGAATTACCGCCGATCCCTCCGGACTGGGACAACCAACACGCCCTCAGATGTTGTTCATATCCCTACAAATCTGATGACTCGTGTTCAGATGCAGAATATATAATCTGCGGACTATGTATAATGGAGTTCGTGGAGGGTGATGTCACTGAGGCCGTTGGCTTTCTGATGAACATAGTGGAGCCTACAATTCTGAAAACGAGCAATGCATTCCTAAAGGAACTGGACAAGATCACGGGCAATAACAATATGGTTCGCTGTACGTTCGGAATGAAGAATATCCCAAAGTCTATTGCGCATCTTGTAATGGACTCTGTGTCGTTTATGCTGTCCAAGCGTAAGCATACGCTGTTCTATTCTATTGTATGGAAGCAAGTGTCAAAGGATACGGCGCAAGATAAGGAACTGAAGTCCACGTCAACCCGTCGGTTTGACGCAGATATTACTGCGACAATAGTACCCGATGGATACGCGAATGTCGTGACAGAGCCAACAAAATTGACGGCCGTTTCTGAATAGTATAGGAATGGTACTACAAAATGAATCGCAATCGCATTCGCAATCCCGTCCAAATCCGTCCTCTGTATTCATCAACTATTCCTCCACAAGCAATCTATGATATGTATAGGCCTCCTATGATCAGAACAAAGAATGGAACTATACGTCCTAAGACTATACATGAAATGACACGCCGTCAAGCCGAGTATCATAGTTGGATGATGAATTATAAAGTGTATGAAGAACAGAATCCCACCGTCGCTGTTTAATGCGTGGGTGAGATTTCTACCGGGCGGTAAAAGCCGTCAAAATGACGAAAAATACTACATTTATAGCAGTTATACCAATATATATAGCAATGTATGGGTATAAAACCGGGTTTTATACTGATACACGATAGGATTTTTGATTTATATGGTATATTTCGCCAACTTGACGGCTTTTACCGCCCCGTAAGTTGCGTTTTTATGTCATTGACGGACATATCCATAGGAATTGTAGCGTGAGGAGATGCCCAAATGCCTCCACGCACATTCTCAGCACCTACACATTTTGCTATTAGCCTTGTAATTAAATCTTCATCTGTCAGATCGCCGGGTATAAAGATCATAGTAGAGATTACTGGGTATGCCCACGTCCAGTTAGTTTCAGCGCCATTATCACGATGGCGTTCTAATCTATAGAGTGCTTGCTCTTCAATAGTATTATTATGTAGTGTTGTGATTCCTACATACCATTTACCATACATACATAAGTTAATGTATACGAGCGATTTTCCTATTGCACGGGATTTACCTAACTCTGTTAGAAACGCAACAATCTCGTAGAGTTCAATCTCTGGCTTACCAGATTTGAAATTAAATGAACTAAAGGGCCGAGTACTACGTGGATTGAATCCATTCATTTCTTTGTGTGCCATTATAAATTGTGGAATCATTGTCCATCTGTCATACGCCATTGTATACAGAGATACAATAGATATAGAGTATCATTTTTTTACGATGCGGTTATTCTCCGGAATTAATTTGTGTGTAATAAATATACAAATGCAGTTCATCGACAATCTCCAGAAGGAACTTGTCAAGGAAAGAGGAATCGCAGAATCCTCGGCGGCGCAGTATGTGCGTACTCTCTTTAGTCTTAATGGTAAGAAGACCTTTAAGAATCTGTCATGGCTCAAGAACACAGAAGCCATCAAAGCAGAACTATCAAAGTTTGCACCATCAACTCAGACGGGCTACATCAATGCGATGGTATCAGTTCTGTCTTTATACGCAGATAAGCCAACCTATAAGAAGACGTATAAGTACTGGAAGGATATCGCAATGGAATCCAAGAGCAACCTTAAGGAACCCAATACTCGTAGCGAGAAGCAAGAGGCCAACTGGGTTGAATGGAAAGATGTAGAAGCCAAAGTTGCAGAACTTGCTAAGGATGTCAGTAGTTCTCTGAAGAGCAAGCATATCACACCAGTTCAATGGGATACATTAGTTTACTATGTTGTGCTATCATTATACACATACGTACCTCCCCGACGCAACCAAGACTATTCTCAGATGTATGTTGTTAAGAAGTGGGAACCCGATATGGATAAGTCCAAGAACTATTATGATCTTACGACACACCAGTTTGTCTTTAATAAATACAAGACAGCAAGAGCGTATGGAGTTCAGAAAGTTGAGGTACCAGAAGTCCTACAGAATGTATTGTCTACCTACATCAAGCGTCATCCACTGAACAGACCGGGTACCAAGGAGTTCCGTCTGTTAACACATATTGATGGAACAGAACTCAACCAAGTCAACGGGATTACTCGTATTCTGAATCGTATCTTTGGTAAGAAGGTTGGAATCTCAATGCTGCGTCATAGTTATCTGACTGGCAAATATGGCAGTGAAATGGGTGAGATGAAAGCAGACGCAGAAGCAATGGGACACTCACTCTCAGAGCAGAAAGACTATGTGTTGCCAGAGACGAAATAATCTCTAACCTATTAGAATGCCAATCAAACCCCAGAAACTCAGTCGTGGAACTCCGTTTCCTCAGTTGTCAATGGCGCGTCTTGAAAAGCAGCAATACAAAGCGCCCGATGTGCGTACAAAGCATATTGAAGGATTCACGCTTATGAAAGCCGATGCTGGAATCAGTATCTATAACTATGATGCAAAGAAAGTGTATATGGTTGTCGCAATCCGTGGAACAGATAAAACTGATTCTGCCGACTGGTACGCAGATTCTCTGATCGTGTACGAATCTCTGAAAGATTCCGGTCGTTATAAACATGATAAGCAAGTATTGGTTGACTTTCAGAAAGAATATCCTCAGACAGAATACGAATACTACGGTGTGGGACATTCATTGGGCGGAGCGATACTGGATCAGTTCATTGATGACAAACTTGTTTATGGAGGTATATCATTCAACTCAGCAATCCAGACGAAAGACCTCAAATTACCGTGGAACAGCAGAATTTATGCGCACCATGACCCGCTATGGTATCTGTTCGGACAATACTCAATGGAATCACAACGTCTTCCAGAAGAACCATCCTCGTGGTCTGGATACATTGCGGACACCTACGCATACATCAATCCAACAGTTAAGATGATGAAAGGTGTATATGACTACCTCTACTACCATAAGATGGAACGATTCCTCCCAGAAGGTGGCGGCCACCATTGCTACCAGAGACTTATTGAAGGTCACGGAATGCCCAAAGACTTGTTTGTGCGTATTCATCGTTGGGGCGGAATCTCTATGTCCAAGAAGGACTTCGTCAAGGAGCATGAGAATCTTCTGGACGTGCTTGAGTATCCGACACCTAAAAAACTCAGAAAAGAATACACAAAGCAGAAGAGGGAACTACAAATGCGCGAGGCATAGGCCAAACTGACCCTTTACTCCTCGGATTTTGTATAACAAAATCTGAAGAGAAAATTTAGTAGATATAGAGATTCTGTATAGCATTTACATTAGGCGCGCCGCCAGACCCTTGCGGCCACCGCTGACCTTCTTAGGGGCACACGGGGCCTCATCGGCCATAGGGGCCTCATGCGCACCGCCCTTTGGCATGTGCTTGCTAAAAGAGGATGCTGCCTTGTTTACGATGTTGGAGAGACCCTTGAACGCTGCGCCGCCAACAATGCGCTCTAGGTCGGCACGACCCGTCATTCCGGACGCACCCGCCGAAATAATGTCTTGTTCACTCAACACACCCTTAATGATACGACTCGAGCCGCGGATGGACTCAAAGAAGCCAGAATTTGCGGTGATTACGTACAGCGTAGGGGACGCAGTGAAACGAGACTGATTTGTTACTGTTAGATTGAATTGTAGCGTAAAGTTCCCTACGAGACTTGGACTTTGTCCGCTCTGAAGTGTGATATCTTGAGATGGCTTGAGGACAAGAATAGATCCAGTCGTCGGCATCTGCTGGCCGGGCCACTGCAGAGCCGACGTATTTCCCGACAGAGCAGAGACCGCCGAGGTGCCGAGCGCATACCACGGGGCCGGAGACGCAGAGGCCTTACCGGCCATTGCAACACCGCACCACGTGTCCCAGTCCATATCGAGGCCGTTCTTCACGCACATCGTGTACAACTCTTGGACGGTCACAGACGACAGAAGTCCACTGAAATTGTCGAAGTTTATCGTTAGAGGCGTGTAGTTGATGAACGCATTGGGACCCGCCGACCAGTTGCCGATGGAGAAATACCAATCACCTTGCGAGTAATCAGCATTCTGCGCCGCCGACGCATTGGCGGGCAGACCATTGCCGTTTGTGACGTAGGCACCAGACGCGGGCTTCACGTACACAATCAGCATATCTGGAATTTGAGGTAATGTTCTTTTTATACCCTCCCTTTCGGGATACTTTGTTGATCGTTCGAGATCGGGAATAGACTTTATCTTCTGGTTCTGAGATTGCTAATCTCATTACGGAACCACGTTCCCATAGAGTCGTTGAACCTTCACCATTCCCTTGCGTAGCGGGAGTGAGGTGCTTGGCTGCGGATTACCCATTATTATCCTATACGTTATTACACCTTATCCGACATTACCGGAGGTCTCCTTCACCCTTTCGGGTGGGGATTGTAGTATAGGCTTTAGGGACTTCCCGCATGAGGTGTTGATTCACCAAGAGAACTGAGCACTGCTTTTTTAGGCAGCACAACCACACATATTTATGGTCTGAGACTGGATCTGCGTTGACGCACCCGGCGCAAGAGGAGACGACGTTGTCTGGCTGATATATCTCGGAAATTCGAAATAAGGTACCACGCTTTTTGGCGGCAGAGGAACATCCAGAGACGGCGTTAGGAACTGAACGTTCAGTTTGGGGACGCTGAATACGCCCGTGGGGACCGACTGATTGAACTGGAGAGAACCGGGCACAATGTAGCGGAACGCACTATCAGATGCCGCCGCCACCACATTGTAACCACCCGCAGCCGGATTGCTACGAATGTTGCGCAGCTGGGAGGCTGGCAGCAAGTTGCAAATCAGCTGAATATTGTTCAGTCCGAACAGACCAGTGGTCCATTCCCGCTCATCCGCAAAGATGAAAGGAGAGAGGACAACCGGCTCCGTAGAAGACCAGAACACATACACATCGAGGGGGGCCGTCGTCGGGCTCGGCAGAGCACTGACTACGGGGAGGAGGCCCGCACTTGCGAAAGCCACCGTACCACCATTGGACGTGTACGTAGTGGCCGCAGTCGCCAGTGCACCGACCGCGTTTGTGAACGCCAGCTGAGGGAAGGCACCATTGGGCACATTGTCATACTCAGAGGCATTGCCATAGGCACCGAGGGGATTGTTGTTGGCGCCGTTCGCATCCGCATACTGAGCATACTTGTCCAGCATCGTAGGGGCCGTGCGGACCAAGCGATTCTTCTTGTAGTCCGTCAGACGGAGAACCTCCTTGAGTACATCTTGGGTATTCATAACCGTAGTGGTGTCGTTGATGGTAGCCGTTGTAGTGGCGCATAGGGAGTTGAGGGGGAGAGCGCACAGCGAGAAGTGAACGCCGGGCTGGCATACAATATCGCCAACAACCCATGCGGCCGCTGCAAGCGCACTGCTCTGAACTGAAATCTTCTGAACTTGGAATGTCTGGTAAACACCCGCGGACCACTGGATCTTGCGGTCTACGAACACGTTTTCTGCTTTTCATACCGCCCCTTTCAGGGTATTTTGAATTGCCGGACGAGGCACGGAATAGACTTTATCTTCTGAGACCGAGAGTGCTAATCTCGTATGTCCCACGTTCCCATAAAGTCGTTGAACCTTCACCATTCCCTCGCATAGCGGGAGTGAGGTGCTTGGCTGCGGATTACCCAATTTCAAACGTTTTTACCATTGTGAAGCGACATTACCGCTGGTCCCTATCCGCCCTTTCGGGGGTAGGTGGTAGTTTGAACTTAAGGGACTCCCCGTCATGAGGTGTTGATTCACCAAGAGAACTTAGCAGTGCTTTATTAGGCACCACAACCCCAAGAATGTTTAGGGTACGTAGACGTTGAATGTGAGCTGAGAGGCCGTTGCGGAGATGGCACTGAATGGTGCATTGGTTAAGCTGAGCGCGCCCTTCTCAACAGCATAGACGGGTCTCGACTGCACAATGCGCGAATCTATAATAGCGATTTTTTCTATGTCATTCGACATTCGCGTTGGTTATACATCGGGCGATGGATTTATTTTGGTCTGGAAATTGAAATGCGAAAATGGCTCAGACAATTAATTCATTCGCCGGAGGTGCCGGAGTTCAGAAAAATTGATTGGTCATTTGCTTTCTGATAGGTGGGCATCCTTACAATGTCTGTATCCTCAAATGATACTGATGATTCTGAAATATCTGCTGACTCTTGGGAGTTAGAACGAATCGCTAAGAAACATAAAATCAGAGAAACAATGTGGTGCACAGATTTCGTTGAGATGGCATCTCCACATCCTTTTACAGCAATGTACATTACATCGCATTGTCGTTGTAACGGCGACAGAGCCGCTCTTATCCGTGGTCCTACATGGCTACATATATGGAAAGCAGTAGAATCCTACTATAAAAAGGTTGGTTGTGACCATCGTTTTATAGAAGGATTTGAACAGAAAGGCGGATACGTTGAAGTTTCACTTGGATCGTAAGTCAACTAATGACTAATCTTGAGTGCTACCGCAGTCTTTTTTCTGAACAAGCACTTAATACTTGCAGTTCCCAGATTCCAAATCTGAATCGGGATATACTGGCCAGTCAGACGAGATTTCCAGTACACTGAAATATCAATGTTACGAATCTCTTGCTGACCCGCCGTATCTGCAAAACGATACTCGGCCAGTGGCTGGTACAGAATAAATCTGCGATAAGCATCTGCGCCACTCTGAGACTGATCCAGTGCAATGTCAGTAATAATAGGCTGGAAAGCAGACTGACTGACTGGCTGAGAATAACCAAGATTGCCTTGGCCTAAGATGGTTGGCGCACCGACATACTCCTTTGTGATCGGGAGGAACGTGGATTCAAATACAATGCTTGCTATCGGCGACCACAGCGTATCCGTACAATTGAAATCTTGCTTGACGACCCAATATACTTTCTGTTCATTCAGTGGGGTAGTCGGAACATAGCCAAGCGGAGGCGTTCCGGCATACGGACTCAGACGAGCATCTACCACATTCTGATATGCGTTGTTGGGAACAATAAACTCTTGTGTTGCACCTCCAACATTCACGAGTGCCGTGTAAGGGTCCGTGGGAAATGCGAATGTAGTGTAATACTGGGGTATGACGGGGGACTCGTTCCAGAAAATACAACTGAATCCGTTCAGCAGACCATACATATTATTGTTCATGAACGCACGGCAATAGGGAGGATATGCTGGAGTCCCGGCAGTTCCAAAGTTTGTAAACGCCTCCAAGCGCTGACCGAAGCACGAAGAATCAAAGACCATTGAAAAGGACCGATCGGTTTGATTGTACGTAAGGTATGGTGGGATTCCAACACCATTCAGAAATGACTGAAAGTCAGCATAAGGATTTGCTATTGCAGTTCCAGATGCTGTCCAAGCCGTATTAAAAGCCGTGTAGACTGCTTGAAATGCCGATAACAGTGTCTGATTCATAAGACCCACAACATACGAATAATCCACCGCCCACCAGTAACGAGAACTCATATCCAGTTGTTCAATAGGACCGATCGCCGGAGGAGGGGCGGTTGCTGGATTTTTGAACTGAGGTGTCCATAACATAAATGTCTCGGGCGACGCAGCAGAAATTTCAGTCGGTGTTGCGCTCACATCGGGTAGATTCCACATTTGCTGGTAACTCAGAGTGAATGAATAGACGGTAAGGGGTTTGTAAGATGCACCGGTGTAGACTTGGTAAGGAGGCGTTGTAGAAATCTGAGGAATGAACAACGGAAGATCCAAGTTGGAGCCATTCATCTCAAACCGAACTATGCTGAAATGGTAGTCTGCTGAATTGTCAATAATGGCCTTGTCACGAGTCTCGTTAAACTGCATGCGGGGATCTGGGAGCACCAAACCACCGCCCGTCTGGTCAGTCTGATTATTGTTAATGATCGTCGCATTGTACCAGACGTAGTCGGGTTCTAAGATATTAGTTCCTTCCGTCTCGAATCCACCATAGTAACGACGGCCCATTTGTCTGTTTCTGTATGCGATTATTTTTTCAGTGCTTTGTATGTCAGTCCGCTCACAAAATCATCGGGTTTCAGTCCACTATCCGTTACAACTGTGTCATAATCTTCAATCGGCTGATTTGCGTAGAGTAGCCGACCGATGGCGTGACGGCCACATGTAGCAACACTCTGCTTATTCTGTTGGTAGTCTTTGGTATTGTAATAGACGGGCTTGCCGCTTGCTTTGAGCAACTTGGTTAGGTAGGGACGATCAATGTCCAACGCTTCCAAACGATGTGCACTCATTCCACCTTTCTGATCGTCTGGCTTTTCGCCGTAGGAATCAAAGAATTCAATATACTTAGGGTGGTTGATAAGGGCAGTCCAGTGACCTTGCGTCGGGGATGCATTTGGAAAAAACAGAATGGCACGCCCTTTGTTATCAAACATATCCTCAACAGAGTTCATCTCGCCCAGTTCTGGATAGGTTGTGATCTTAATATCATCCCCGAGTATCTGTCTTATGTCAGAATCTGATAACGGATAACGTTTGACACGATTGATCCCGCTACCACGCTCCATTTACTCTGAATGGGGATTTTAGGGTTGTTTTGAATCAAAAAATCCATTGTATTAATTAGAACAATGTCTTATGCCAACTGGGCGGCTTATGTTTACTATGTGATAGGTAATATTGTCCAACGTAACCAAGTCAATTACATCTGTATTCTTGGGAATCTGTCATCAACCGCCAATGGACCGCCGAATGCGACCTACTGGCAATTCTACTCGTCGGGTGCTTCCGGAACGACTGGCGGTGCTGGTTCTACTGGTCCTACTGGCCCAAGTGGAGGACCAAAGGGTGACACTGGATCTACGGGTCCAACTGGTATTGGCCCAACGGGCCGAACGGGTCATAGTGGCGCAACTGGTGCGAGTGGCGCAACGGGTCCAACTGGTTTCGGCGCAACTGGTCAAACGGGTGACACGGGTGCGACGGGTTCGACCGGATATACGGGTCCAACGGGTTTTGGTGCGACGGGTATTACGGGTGCCACTGGACCGACGGGCGTTGGTGTAACGGGTGCTACGGGTCCAACTGGCTTTGGTTCAACGGGTGCCACGGGTGCAACTGGCGGAGTGTTGGATGTCAGTCTTTTCTACGTCCCAGAAGCCACTACATCTCAAACACTTGTCACACCCATTCCGTCCCCGTACAATATGCCTCTCCGCTACCCATCAGTCAATACTATTCTCAGTAGCCCTAACTACACAAATCTCCCACTTGCTCTCGGTACGTACACAGATGCCTATGGCAACTCTGGAACCAGATTTACAAATGGTGGAACAACGTCATTGGTGCTTGTGATTTCGTCTACGGGACTGGTGCCGTATCTGAATGGTGGCACATCATCTCTGGTTATCAATCTCTACAACGCATCAAATGTTCTGACTGCAACATACTTCCAGAACACCGGAACTATAATTCTGCCAGTTGGTGGCTACTTTGTGTTCTTTGTCAGTATACCCAGCATACTCGTAGGTGGTGTATCGCCGAACTATGTTCCGATTATTAGTGAATCGCTTGCGGTAAACACGGGTCTAATTGGTACAACGGGGCCTACGGGTATTACGGGTCCGACGGGTGCGACGGGTACTACGGGTGATGCGGGTGCGGGCCCGGCGGGTGGTACGGGTGCGGCGGGTGGGGGTGCGACGGGTGGTACGGGAGCGACGGGTGCGACGGGTGCGACGGGTGCGACGGGTGCGACGGGTCCCACGGGATTTGGCTCAACGGGAGCAACGGGTCCCACCGGTTCTGCATCTACGGGTCCAACGGGTGCGACGGGTGACGCAAATACGGGTGCGACGGGAGCAACGGGTTGCACGGGTGCTACGGGAATGGGTGCGACGGGAGCAACGGGAGCGACGGGTCCAACGGGATTCGGTTCTACGGGTCCAACCGGTACGACGGGTCCGGCTGGATTTACTGGAGCAACTGGAGCGACTGGATTCACTCAAGTCGGAACCAACTACGCCAACTATCTCTACTGGAGTACAAATCAGTGGGTCGTTGGTGATTCGCTGGTGAAAATAGGTCAGAATGCTGGTCAAGTGGGTCAAGGAGCCACAAGTATTGCGATTGGCCAGCAAGCGGGTTCAAATGCTCAAGGAACACAAGCGGTAGGAATTGGTGTCATTGCGGGTGCGGTTTCGCAAGGTCAATTTGGTGTTGCGATTGGTTCTGGTGCGGGTGCAGCGACTCAAGGACAATTTGCCGTAGGAATAGGCAGTCAAGCGGGGCGGTATACTCAAGGCAATTATGCGGTCGGAATAGGAGACAGAGCCGGACTTTCAAATCAAGGAATTAATGCGGTCGCGATTGGTCTCACATCAGGATATAACTTTCAGACTACAAATGCGATTGCTATTGGTAATGCGGCGGGATACACAATTCAGAGTACATCCGCCGTTGCTATTGGTGTGAATGCTGGAAGTAATAACCAAGGAGCATACGCAATTGCGATTGGAGCGAATGCTGCGCCATCGTTTCAGAGCAACAACTCAATCGTCATTAACGCACAGAATACGGCATTGAATGCTGGATTCACCAATTCGTTGTATATCGCCCCGATTCGTCAAGCAGCGAATCCGAATGGAGGTCCCGGCGGGTCTCTCTGGTACAACACGACCAGCAAGGAAATCTGCTACAATTAGTTTGTGTTCTCTTATTAGAAATGTCTCAGTGGACGTGGAACACACTATACAGAGTAAATGAGGTTGTAGGATACTTAGGCAACGATTATGTTTGTTTAGAGACACACATATCATCGGAAGGAAAAGAACCAATTGACGCTTTCAAATACTGGACGATAAAAAATATAACCCACTAATAGACAATGAACATTCCGGCGTGGGACCCGAATGGCAGATACTACCCGGTCAATTTCCTTGTAGATTACAACAATACAACTTACATCTGTATTAGTCCGAATACATCAGTTGCGTATCTCCCTCCCGACACTACAACGTCTCTGTGGCTACAGACGGGTGCAACTGGAGCCACGGGATACACCGGTGCTACGGGTCCAACCGGATTCGGCTCCACGGGTCCCACGGGTGATACGGGCATTACGGGATACACGGGTGATACGGGTGTCACGGGTCCGACAGGATTTGGCTCTACGGGTCCCACGGGTGATACTGGTGCCACGGGTACTACGGGTCCAACTGGATTTGGCTCTACGGGCCATACGGGTGATACTGGTCTAACTGGTGATACTGGTGCGACGGGTCCAACTGGATATGGTACAACGGGTCATACTGGTGATACTGGTCTAACGGGCGATACTGGTGCCACGGGTACTACGGGTCCAACCGGATTCGGCTTTACGGGTCCGACGGGTGATACTGGCGCAACGGGTCTGACTGGTGATACTGGATACACTGGTGACACTGGCCCGACTGGATTCGCCTCTACGGGTCCTACGGGCGACACTGGCGCAACTGGTCTAACTGGTGATACTGGTATGACGGGTTCAACGGGTGATACGGGTGCGACGGGTATTACGGGCGCGACGGGTA